TACATCTGTAGGAACTCCACGATATTATGCACGTAAAACAAATACACAAATTTATGTAGTACCTACACCTACTTCTACATTAGCAGGTGAAATACAATATACAAAACAACCTTTAGGTTTAGCTAGTGCTACAGGTACAAGTGCTACAACTTCTAATTACTTTAGTGAAAATTGTTATAATGCTTTATTTAATGCATGTATGATAGAAGCTAATTATTTTATAAAAGATTTTCAAGTTGTTCAATCATGGGAAGCAAAGTATAAAAATTCAATAGATGCTTTACGTAATCAAGCTAGAAGAACTAGAAGAGATGATATGGAAACACCAGCAAGTCCTGCAGGTGGTCCTACTCCAGTTATACAAGGTGCTAATTAATGGTACTAAGTAGATCTAATATAAAACAACAAATAACTAAACCAAATAAAAAGAAAAAGAAAAGTAAAAGGAGAAAAAAATGAGTAAAGATTTTATTACTGGAGGACAAGGTAGATTTCCATCTAGTTTAGAACCTAAAGACTCTAGTGTAACAAGTGGTAAACCAACAGGACAAGGATTTGGTGCAGCTCGTACAGGACCTGCAGTTAAAGGACCTATTGAAGCTGTATCTGATGCAGACTATCCTCAAGGAGAATCATTTGATATAGGTGGTGTTAAAACCTCACCTGTTATTGGAGTAAAATAATGTTAAAAGAACCTAATAATCCTGGACTAAAACAGTTACCAACTAAAGTTAGAAATAGAATGGGTTTTGCTAAATCAGGTGGTAAAGTTTACAAAGTAGATAATTCAGGACAAAATTTAGTTAAAAAAATGTATGGAGGAAAAATAAAAAAATGACAAATATTATAGCAAGATTTAAAGAACCATCATCCTATTCTGCAATATCAGCAGTATTAGCTATGTGTGGTATTATGGTTCCAAGTGATTTATGGCAAAGTATTGTTATGCTTGGATGTGGTGCTTCAGGTATAGCAGGTTTTTGGATTAGAGAAAAAAAGAAATAGATATTATGGCTACACGTAAAAAAAGTAATATGAAAGGTTTAACTATTAAAGGTGGTTATAAACGACCTACTAAATCTGGTGCTGGACTTACTGCTAAAGGTGTAGCCAAATATAGAAGGCAAAATCCTGGTAGTAAATTAAAAACTGCTGTAACAGGTAAAGTAAAAAAAGGTAGTAAAGCTGCTAAAAGGAGAAAGAGTTACTGTGCAAGATCTGCAGGACAAATGAAGAAGTTTCCTAAAGCAGCTAAAAACCCTAACTCAAGATTAAGACAAGCAAGAAAAAGATGGAGATGCTAACTGCCACACTTAATAAGTAATATTCCTCATTTTAAATGTTGGGTAAGAAAAGAATTTACAAACAACCACATAGATTATCATGGAGAATATTTACATGGACTAGCGATTGCAGTCAATACAATACCAGATAGATGTTTAAGTTTTCAAGTAGTTTTTACTGGAATAGATGAAGAAGAAAATATACATGGAGGAGCAATGTGGGCAAGAATGCCCATAACAGGTTTAGTAGCAGACGAAGTTTTAGATGAAATGCCAGAAAGAATGGATACACATCTAGCACAACCTTGGGATTGTTCTTCAAGAGGACACTCTATAGTAGTTATGGATAGAATAAGTTCTAGTCCTTGGATGTGTAAAATAGGTGGTGAGTTTTATAAAGGAAGATATATGTTTACAGTTGATTACACAGATAGTTATATAAGTGATGACCCTGCACAACATAAACAAAGTCACGTACTGCAACTTATAGATGCAGATAAATGGACAGGTAATATCGTGGCATTACCTAACAATAGAGTTAGGGTAACTAATCCTGCTCTTTGGGTAACTGGTGAAGGTGCTCCAGACTTTGCACCAAGTCAGTATATTCATTCAGCAGAGATACACGATAGTTATACAAATCCTGACATTACTTTTAATAATCTTTATGCAAGAGGAAAAAATGAGAAAAACTAAATACATGAAAAAAGGTGGTACTATGAAAAGAACTAAGTATATGTCTAAAGGTGGTGCTATGAAAAAAACTAAATATATGTCTAAAGGTGGAGCAGTTAAAAGAAAACGTGGTGGAACTGTAAGACGTAAAACTGGTGGTAAAGTTAAATAATGGCAAAACTTTGTCCTAAAGGTAAAGCTGCAGCTAAAAGAAAGTTTGATGTATATCCATCAGCATATGCAAATATGTATGCATCAGCAGTATGTAGTGG